CAATTAGGACAAGCAAACGTAGACGCTGGAGCCCCTCCTCCTGGGGCAGTTCCTCCACAAGCAGCACCTACAGCACCTCCTCCTCAACCAGAAACACCACCCACTCCGACTGAGAAAGTAATGGAAGCTAACGCTCCTAATACTGAGGGTGATAATCAAGCTATGGAAGCATACATAGATGTTCCTTTTGGTGAGGGTGATGTTAGGCGTATGTCCCAAAATCAAATTGCTGGAATGGCTACAAGATACAAGGACTTAAATCACAAGAACGCAATGAACAAACCACTAGAGCCAGCAATCGCTTTAGTACAACAGATAATGAACCAAGCAAAGGCAAATGGTCACGAAGCAAGTGGAGATGACGTAGCTCAGTTCCTACATGCAGCAGCTAATGCTTATGTGAAAAATCCACAGATGGGAGGAAACCATGATAGGACACCTGATCGCCCTGATGGGGGTGACACTATGGGAGCCGAAATGGATGCAGAAATCGCAAAATGGGAAAGCGAGAACGCAGTCACTTTGCCACCTATGTATAGGCAAGGTTACAAACTCGTCCAGTCACTCGCTGCCGAGAACGCCCAAATGCGAACTGCAATGGAGCAAATGCTTACTCAATCCCAACAGATAACAGCAGACGCTACTGGTATGGTTGACGCATCTTCTCAAAAGAGTGATGACGCTGCCAAGATGATGGCTGCAAATAATCTTAACGCTGCACAAGCAAAGCATCAATTACCTGATGACGCAGAAAAAGATTTCTTTACCTTTGCTTTTGAACGAGGGTACGCAGTCGAAGACTTTGTTGACGCTGGCCTTGTGGATAAAATTATGGCCGACTTCTCTGCCAACAGGATGGGGCCAGAAATGGAACGTCTTAGAACTATGGCAAGTCGTAGGGAAGCATTTACAGGTGCTCCTAACGCAAGTCCGACTGGTGGTGGAAACACTACGGCTCCTGATGCTAACCAAGCATTTATGGATGCAGTAACACAACAAGCAAAAGAAAAGAGAGGCATGGTATAAATGATGGCTTTACCCGTCTTTGATGCAATTCAGATTGCGTTAACAGTCGTAGTAATAATCATCCTTGTAAAAAAGTAAGCAAACAGGGACGACTGGTAAATAAATATCTATAATACTGTACTCGTTGGGACGCTACGGCTTCATTAAACCAACAGATACTAAGGTCAAAGCATTACGTCTGGAGACAGTAAGCTGAAATCTAAGTAACACTTTGTCTTTAACACTAAGCAACCTATAAGGAGTAATATCATGGCTGCTATTTCAGGACTTCGTGGGACTGGTCAGTTTTCTACCGACTTCCGACCTACGAATTATAGAGAGTTATTTACTCTCCTAGAGCCAAATGGTTCTGCACCACTACAGGCATTGTTATCAATGACTGGCAGTGAAAGCACAGACGATCCAAAGTACAATCACTTTCGTGACGAACTTCCAGATCGTAAGCTACAAGTAAATGGTGCTGTCTCATCTACTTCAACAACAACTGTTACTGTTGATGCAAGTGATGACGAGGCTTTCGTTATTCCAGGAACTATTATTTATAATACAGTAACTGGAGAAGTAATGAGAGCGACTGCTGCTGCTAATACTTCCAATCACCAGTTGACTTTGGAACGTAATATCGGTGGTACATCTCACCAGATTGCTGATGACAGTGCACTAATCATTGCTGGTTTTGCAGATATTGAAGGTGGCACAGCACCAACTGCTGTATCATTTGATCCAACCACAGACTTTAACTTTACGCAGATTTTCAAAACTGCTGTTCAAGTTTCTGGTACTTTGCAAAACACCTATCTCCGTACTGGAGACAAGGAGCAAGAGAGCTTAACTAAAGCACTCAAGATGCACATGTCAGACATTGAAAGAGCAATGTTCTTCGGCAAGCGTCACATCGCCAACGGATCAACTGCTTCACCAACTCGTTACACTGGTGGTTTGTTATCTCAGATTACAAACATCTCAGATGCAGCGTCTGGTTTTGCATCCTCTAACACAATTACTGAAAAAGAATTTGATCGTCTATTGATCGAAAACATTTTCCAGTATGGTGGTTCAGAGAAAGTTATGTTCGCTGGTGCAAGGGTTATCTCTAACCTTATGGAAATTGGTAAGAACAGGTGGCAACCTACTCAGGTAGACAACGCTTATGGTGTATCATTCACTCGTTACACAACATACGCTGGCGATCTACTTGTGCAGATGCACCCAATGTTCCGTCAAGTTCCTAACATGGCGAAGACTGCCGTTATCCTTGATATGAATGAAATCTCATACAAGTACATGGCTGGTCGTGATACTCAGTTAATGAGAAACATTGAAACTCCAGACTTTGATGGTGTGAAGCACATGTATCAAACTGAGTGTGGGCTTGAAATGTTACAATCTAAGCCTCACTGGGTAATCAAGAACTGGAACGCAGTATCATAGTAGGGACGATCTACTACTGAATACCTTGTAGAATAAGGCGAGCTTAATGGCTCGCCTTATTTATTTTTAGGAGTGACTATGAAAAACCGACAAGACATTAGAAACGATGCAGCATCTTCGGCTAAGAATGTAAAAGCTAATGCAGCAGTAAAAAAAGCAACACCTCAAACTAATAGCCCTGTTTATTATGTAACGGCTGATGAAGTAACTCAATGTTGGGACATACAACTTCGTAATGAAGTTCAGCATGGATACTGGGATGAGGAAAGAGAATATTGTATATGGGCAATACCACCTAAACTTGTAGAGGCTATGGAACTTCACGACTTCTTTGTTACAGGAAGAGTGATAAAATCAAAGGAATAGATTATGGCTACTGTCGCAACACCAAGAACATACTCAAACATCACAGGTAAGACACCTGAGACTGATGAACCAACTCATCTTGATAAGGATGGAGTATCAAAAGAAGCTGGTGCACAAGACTTACGCCAAGATATAGATGCGAACAGTATTGCTCAAACTAATACAACTTGGAGGGAGTATGAGGAGAAGAAAGAGCAACGCAATCGTTACTCTGCTAACAATCCTCATCTCCAAACACCTTACTCATCACTTGAAACAATAACTATGCAAGCACTAAGACGATACGGGGACATGCACCCTGGAACAGTTGATGGTGAAGTTATGATGATGTTTGTTGAGTTTGCCAACTTAGTATTGGAAGACTTGAGAGGTCATCCTTATTGGGACAACCCAGAGATAGATTACTACTACCACCCATCAGACATCAGGAAAGTACCTGATAACATAATGGTTGCTGGTATGCTTTATCATTATTCCGTTCAGCAACAGTCTAACAAGATTGAAGCCTATGGCCCTATGTACTTTAAGATGATGAATAGAATTTTGTACTACAGGAAGTATGGCTCTGGTTCTATAGAGATGTCCCCTTGGGACAGAACTGTAAAGCCTACTGGGACACAGTCTTATGACGGGAGTAGATAATGTCTACGACTTACGCCCCTTCGGGTGTTAAATACAAAACCTACCCTTACGAAGACTTCCAAGGAATTGATAGTTCTCGTGATAAGGGAGCTTTGGACACTGGGCAGAAACAGCACATGATCGACATCAGTAATGGCTATGCCGACTGGCGTGGTGCAATGGTGCGTGACCCAGGTGCTACACAAAGAACTGAAGGTGACAAACTAATTACTCATGTGAACTTCTTTGGTCGTGATCTTGCAATATGGTCTCAAGTAGATGGTGGTGGAATGACACTGCAATCTGAAAGATTACACACGGCAGCAGAAGTTTATCCACAAAAAGCAGTCGTCACTTCGACTGTGTATAATGATAAGGTTGTATTCGCTTCACGAGATTTCAATATGTACCAGTATGATGGGTTCGTATGGAAACAAATAGAAGCCTTTTCTGATCCTCGCCCTGGCTTTGCTGTGTCAATTCAAAGACGACTTGCTATAGCTGGTATGCCAGGAAAGAGAACTGTAATTGATTTTAGTAGAGTGGATGACGAGACTACGTTTACGGATGATGAAGACCCAGCAGCAGCACAGGTTACTAAAGCGTCTGACATTGATGTGGGAAACATTATCGGAACTGCTGATGAGATTATGGGTCTGGGGGTATTTGAGAACTCTCGACTTGCTGTATTTACTAACGACCAAACGCTAGTTTACAATCTACATCCTGACTACACACAATGGTCTATTGACGATAAAGCCAACATTAAAGTTGGAACAATTAGTCATAACACAATCACACAAGCTGGTTCAGACTTATTGTTTTGTTCTAGGGATGGCATACATTCTCTGCGTAGAAGTGAAACGAATGGTGTGACAATCTATACTATTCCAATGTCTAATAAGATTGACCTGACTTATCGTGCTTTACTAAAACAAATTGAGAACAAAGAAGATATATCAGCTTTCTACGACCAAGATGAAGGTCAGTATCATGTCTTCTTTCCTTTATCAGAACAGCTTACAAAAAGACTTACACTTACACTTAACCCTATTCAGGGTGGTGAAAGTAAGTGGAGCACTGGCGACTTCCTTAACGCCAGATGTGGAACACAACTAGGTGGTGTTACTCTTATGGGAACTCCTGGTGGTGTTTGGGAAAGACGAAAGATCGAAGACGAATTAGATTTTAGTCCTGAGATGGTAGTGATAACGCCAATCCTATGGCAAGGAGCTATCAACGATATTAAGGAGAGTTACTCTTTTATACTACAAGCAACAGGAAAAGGAGAGCTTCAAGTCGAGGCTTTTGATGAGCGAGGCAGATACTTGTCAGCCATTCAGTTCACCATCACAGAAGGTGGTGTGGACGACAACTTCCCTGATGTTCCGTTAAGTAGACAGTATGAAAGAAAATTTGAACATAGATACCGAGGAGTTCAGTTTCGCTTTACAACAAAGGGTAAAGGGTTGCTCAAAATTATCGGTTTTGCAGTAAATGTGAGGACTTAAAAAATGGCGAGACTTAGACAACAGCATCCTCAGAATTATGTGAACTCTGGAAATATCCACACAGATTTTGAGAACGTAATCAGATACGTCAACTCAGCAGAGCTTGGTGACAAAACTTTAGGCGAACTCTTGGGAGTTCTCTTCAATGAAGAGGGTGTCTTCCGTGGCCCTATTGAAATGCGTATTGACGCTAACTCAGGTATCCAATACCGAGTTGGACAATACACAAGTGCTGAAGATGGTTGGATAACAATCGCAGACATCACAACCTTTAGAGGAACTGCTGGTGCATCTGTTGGTAATGTTGAGGGGCCATTCTTCTTCAACAGGCAAGACCTTGTTATTGGTGGGCCAGTCGCATCTATTGCTATAGGTTCTGGTGGATCGGGTTATACGGCTGCTCCGACTGTAACAGTAGCAGCACCAACTGATAGTTCTGGTACGACTGCGACTGCAACGGCAACGATTGATAGTAGTGGTGCTGTTGATGCTATCACAGTAACTTCTGCTGGAAGTCTGTACTCAACTGTTCCGACTATAACTTTATCAGGTGGAAATGGAACTGGTGCTACGGCTACTGCTACTTTGGGTGCTGCTGTTAATGTCGTAAGTTACTCATTCGATCCATCCACAGAAGATATTAATGTGTATAAGAACGGAGTTCTTCTGCACGATACTCTTAGTGATGGTGGGGTCGCTCAATATACAAAGAATACAACAAACAATACTGTAACTGTTAGCACTTCTCCAGCAGTAGCACTTGGAGATAAGATAACAATCTTCTCAATCAGGTCTCAGTCTGTAACTAACTTCCGTAGAGAAGACAAAGCTATCTCTGGTTCAACTACAGTCGTGGCGTTTGTTCATACTGATGATGAGAAAATTCTTGTTTGGCGAAATGGTATTCTTCAAGAAGAAGGTGGTAATGCTGACTACTTGGCCTCTGCTGCTGCAAACACAATTACATTTCTTGATACATCTAATCCGTTAAACACTGGTGATAAGATCACAATAATGACAGTGGAAAACGAAAGTCTGAAGACTGTTGCTGGGTTAATGTTTGAAGATGAATATACCACAAATGGATATATCAACTTTGCCAAGGTTTCAGTTACAGATAATCAGATACCACAAATCAAAGTGGCGAACTTATCTACTGGTCTAGCTGGTAAAGCAAACCTAGTTAGCCAAGCAACAACACCTTTGACTGCTGTTACAGGCGACTTGCATTTGGATACATCTCAGACACCAGCTATCTTGAAGTTCTATGATGGTACACAGTGGCTTGAGACATCGCCTGAAAGTTCTCTTCCGACTTTCATACAAACCAACGCTGGTCAGTATGTTCGAGTAAACGGAACGGGTACGGCTCTTGAGTATGGTGACATTGACGTATCGGCTCTAGTACCTAAGACTTATATGGGTGCTGCGAATGGTGTGGCTACACTTGATACATCAGGTAACTTGCCTGTCACTCAGTTGCCAGAAACATTTTCTACAGTATCTATCCCATTCTTCTCAGTGCACGAAGACAGTGCTGCTTCTATATCTAATAAGACTTACTTCTTCACAAGGTTCTGGAAGCAAACAATAAGAATTGATGGGCTTGCTTTTAAAACAAACGGAGGAACTTGTACTATTCAGTTAGCAGTAGATGGCTCTTTGGTTGGAACGACACATGCTGTTACATCAACATTAAGTTCTATCAGCTTGCCTACAGTTATTGAGATCAATGCAACAGTCGCTTCTCGAAGATTAGAGATTGTCACAACTAATAACTCTGGTGGTCAAAGCCTAGAAGTCGTAGTTGCTGCTGCCACTGTAAACGTATAGGAGGTTGAGATGAACGATGATATTGGAATGATTTTAACTCAAGCAATAAAAGCGTTTAACGAAGACGGCTCTCCACCAAAGCAAAGAGAGTACACTACTAGATCAGGCGTTAAACGATCAGACAACTCTGCGTTTTCTAATGCACTAGACGACTATGGCATACTGGCAAACCTACAAAGGTTTATTGCGAATATGCAAGACAAGCCTCATAGCGATGGAGTGCATGGTTTAGTGCCAGGTATTTCTCATCCAGGTGTAACTCCCAACGCTGCTTTTCTTGGTATAGATTTGGATCGTGACAGAGCCAAGAAAAACCAGATGGAAATTGACGCAGCTAATGAAGAGTTCAAACAAAAAAGAATTGAGGAGTTATACAACAGACTAGAAAAAACTCCGACTAAAGTTCCAAGCAAGGGAGACATTGAACACACCAATGCTATGGAAGGTAAAGATACAAGTATTACCTATATGCAACCTGGTGAAAAAGTCATGCCTGTTGCCGTTCAGAAACAATTTCCTGAACTTGCTATTGCTGTCGAAGAGGCCATAGGATCAATGGGTAAAAACCCACAGCAATTTGTAGTTGGTTCAGACAAGGGTAATTATAACACCAAGACTGGTGTTCAACAATTTGATTGGATGGACGATCTATATAAAACAGTGGGTGATTATGGAAAAACAGCAGCCGACTATGTAGCTAATAACCCGTATGCCAAAGCAGCAGCGACTGGTGCACTGGTTGCTGGAGGGCAGTACTTAGGTGGAGCTTCAGGTCAAACATCTTTGGCATCTGGATTGGGTGCTGGTCTCGGTAGTTATGGTGGTCAGTATTTAGATCAAGCTCTGACAAGCAAAGACTTCGGAAGCCTCCCTAAGACGGGCACAATTAATTCAAAAGACCTTTCAAGTAGTTTAGGAAACTTGTACGACACAACAAGTAAGTCAGAATTTTATGGTGCTTCTCTAGGTGCTGGTCTTGGTGGCATGGTGGGATATAAGCCAAATGCTGATGATGTGCCAAACCCGTCAGCAAACATAGACACAAGCAATATGAGCCTAGCAAATGTTCCTATGTCTACTGCACCAACTGTTGGTTTCTTAGAGGGGAATGACAATCCTAATTACTTAGCAAGACCTTCTGCTGAACTGCCTATAGCTCCTATGTTCCGTATGCCTAGTGGTGTTTCTTATAAACAAAAAGTAAAAGATAAAGACACTGGTGCTTTTAAATACAGTGACATTGATGAAGACGATCAAGGAGGTTTTATGAGAAACCTATCTAGCAGTGCAAGACGTTCAGGATTTGGTAACTCAATCTTAGTATGAGGATTAGACCAGCTACCGAAAAAGACATTGAAGAATGTGTTGGTCTAGCTCTTGGAATGATACTGGAGAGTTGGTGGCAAGACGAACCATTCAGTTCTGAAAAGATGAGAGACTATGCTTATAAATATCTCTTAGATGAAAACAAGTTGTTCCTAGTTGCTGAAGAGGAGGGGACTGTTTATGGGTTCCTTTCTGCAAAAGTTACTTACACTTTTTTTGGTCACTCAGTACATGGAGAAGAAGAGTTGTTATATGTAGTGCCAGAGAAAAGAACTGGAACGACTGCATTAAAGTTTATGAGAGAGTATGAAAAATGGGCAAGATCGTTTGACGCAAAACATATCTACTTCGCCCCGACTGCCACACAAAGAAGACAATGGGATGCCCTGTCCAAACGACTTGGATACACATACCTTGGCCCAGCTTACGGAAAGAAGTTGTAAGGACGACACTTCCAATTAATTGTGCGACTGTAAAAAAAAGGAAGGGTAATTAAATGGGTAGTTCTCCTGGAGAAGATAGCGAACCTGGTGTAAGCCCAGGTCAAGTCACAGCAATGACAGGTTCTCCTGTGGGCACAACTTCTATGGGCAGAAGCGTGTCAGGTATGACACCAGATGAAGCATCCAAAGCAATGGATGTTGACCAAGCTCTTTCTAACGCTGGGTATAGTTCTGGCTATAAGGGAGTGGAA